GGCACTTCCAGTGGAGGATCTACGAAAAGCTTTGGAAGAGTTGAAAAAGCACGCCGTGCCACCTGATAAAGACGGTATGTATACGATTAAAATTGGTAGTTACACTCCTGAGAGGACACAGAATGACGAATGAAGAACAGAATGATTCATTGTTGTTGCTTACTAATCCGACTGATGCCGTAGCAATCATTCGGTCGATCGGAGAGAAGAGAGCTGAGGACAACTATCGTTTCAATGAAGACCTGACTGAACCATGGCAAGAGGCTTTGGAGCCTGGGGATACTGTTCTGTGGTCGGATCCGCGGACTAACGAGGACTGCTTCACGGTTATTACAGATCTGTTGATGATCGATGTGGTGAACAGTGCGGGAGATGCTGTACACAAACGTAAGGCATTTCGTGGTCCGACCTATATAGATGGTGTACTGATGTGTACAGTATCAGTGTGGGTCGGCTTGGCGATTGCCGGTGTCTTTGTTGAAGTGGAAGACGCGAAGCTGATGTCTGCCTACAATATCGTTGGGATCTCAGCGATGTTCAAAGCAGCGAAGACATACGATCCGATTCAGCTGCGTGGAGACTATGCAGAGGAGCAGCAGCTAGCCGCTGACACTGCGATGGAGGATCTATTTGAGATCGCTGAGAAGTACAGTCGCGGCGGTAACGGTTGATGGCGAAGACTTACTCCAGGTTTGTATTTGTGCTGGATGGAGAACGATTCCAATCGACTGCGCTGGATGCAAATCAGGAAGTTTACAGATTCCCTGCGAAGGAGAAAAAGATGTCTGATATAGAATCATGCAAAGCCTGTGGTGCGGTTTTAGAGGATCCATTGGATAGTATGGAGTGTTCTTACTGCGCTTCAATCGGTTGCCCGGAGTGCACAGATTTTTATGAGTGTGTCAGCTGCTCGACTCTATTCTGCTCGAACTGCGCAGAGTGGAGCGGGACACACCCGTGTTGTCCTGTATGTAAGACGGTGGCGTGACTTACGGCAGTTCAGCCGAAGAAGACTGGCAGTGGGCCGAGGCTAACTTTTTATATAGGGGATGAGAATAGAATGAGTAAACGACGCGATGCTGTGCAGAGGGAAAAGGACAAGAAGCGACGAGAGAAGTTCCGGGAATTGGGTCGATCTTCAACGTATGCAGAGAAACGTAAAGCTCAGATACGTGTAGCATGCGAAGAAGATGAGCAGCCTACCACGGAGACTGACGAGCGATGACTACGCCTTCAGTGAAATACTGTCCGCAGTGCCAATCAGTCACAACAGTGACTGATTCCAGGCCGCGTAAGGACGGAGAGATTGTACGTAGGCGATTATGCCCTAAGTGCGGATCGCATCATGCCACAGTTGAGGTACTGCTTGATACTGAAGGCGTACGATGGCGTGGAAGATGGAGGACGTACCGAAAGCTCAATCTGGCTAAGTTACGAAGACTTCTGTCACAGCTTTTAGAGGTGCCACTATCGAAACAAGCCCGCAGTATTGTGGCGGAGATGCTTGATGTTTTTAATGAAACTTGTACCAGAGGTAAAAAGTAATGGACGCATTGCAGAGCATGAAGGACATGTGTACAGCAGCTAAAATATCTGCGGAGGCACATATCAAGATACTTCATAACCAAGCTGAAGCCTTAGCGCAGGCCGGTAAGATAGCAGACTCGCGTCGACTGCGTAGTCAAGCAGACGATCTGGAGAAGAAGTACCACGTCCGGAACCGAGGAGCCTGATTATGAATGTTCTTGTGACGTTGGGTTTATTCCTGTTCGTGCTTAGTGTCTCATGTACTGATGCCGGGTGGATTTATATTGGCATGCTTTTTGTCCAAGCTGCGTGTGTTGGGGCTGTGTACCGCATCATCGCTGGTGTTGTTCCTCAGCTACCACGTCCAGCATCGACATCCCCAAAACCGGTTGAACGGTATGAGGAGGACATTAGTTTTCTTGGTCCTGGGAAGCCTGATTTCATGGAACTACTGAATCGAAAGTCTAAGTAACATAGGAGACAGAAATGAATGAGAGATTGGATAAGACTAGGAAAGTCATGGAGAAGATTGCACGTGGTGAGACGTCCTTCTCAATGGATGCCTTGAAGAAAGCGGCTGAGCATGTGCTATCAATCCTGGCACAGCAAAGTACAAGTGCGCCAGAAGGAGCGCAGGTAGAACCTGCAGAGGCACAAGAAGATCTTTCAGGTCGTGTACGAGAGTTAGAGGCAGCGTTGAAAGCACAGCAAGCGGAGACCGAGACTACGCAGAATCGGCTTACTTACACTCAGCGTCTGCTGGAAGAAGCTGGTATACCGTCAGAAGCGGCTCTCGGGTCCGCAGAGCAGAAATACAAAGACCTCCAGGCGGATTACGATGAGCTGACGGAGCTATTCAAGAAGACAAGCCAATCGGTGGAGCCGGTGAATCCAGATTTTAATAATATCATTGCTGGCCTGTATCAGGAACTACGTGATGTAGGCGATACGATGATCGAACTGGAGCAAGAGAAGGCTATTATGGCTAAGAAGCTTGTACAGTATGAGAGCATGGGACCGTTTGTGAATGGAGGTACACTTCCTCCTGGTGCGAAGGCTGTTGTTGTTGTACTTGACGGATGCTCACACATTACGGTAGAGTAATCAGATGAAGATCACAAGCCGCCAAACTATCGAGGTGTATCTGCTAGACGCAGAGATATGCTATGAATTTCGTATTCCTTCGCACGACGAGGTTATCCAGTTGCGTGAGGAATACGAGATTCTTGATTTTGTCTTGGATCGACCTCCATTCTTTGATTGGGTTGCCCAGCGTTTGATTTTCAGTATCGACAATCATCGTGCGGATTCATTCGAATTTGACTTCATGGACTCTGGTGACGCACAGTCCATTAGATTCGGGGTTAGGGAGATGATGGCGGGATTGATGATCGGTAAGTGCTGTGTCTGCGGGTGCAAGACGGAGGCGGCATCAGTGGTGGTGTGCCCTGTGTGTACCGAAGATGGATGGGAATCTCCTGCATCCATAGACAATTTTCGAACTGAACTTGGAATATCACGCATAGTGCAATCTTCCAGGTGGGCTTTACGAGACGGGACTGTGTCCTACATGTCTGCTACTGGAACGATCTGCACGATGCAAACCCACGACATTGATGTACGATTGAGGGGGTTTACACCCCCAGAATTGTAGATCGCTTTGCCTATCTAACACACATGTCCTGTCTCGTATCAAATAAAACTTGATTTATTTGATAATATCAGGCAACATTATTTCGTTCGGAGGAATAATGTCGTTTAAGCTACCACAAGAAAAAGGCTCGGTCACCAAAGAAAAACTTGTCGAAGAGAAGTATTCTCACGACTCGATCGCTGATCATGAAGATGCTGCGAAGAAGTTTTTAGCTGATAACATCGCTAAAGCTAAAGCCGAGGCTGAAGACTTTGAATCTTCTGAAGCTAGTTATGTCCTGTCAGATGAAGAGATGTGGCAACTCTCAGAGAAGATCCTTAAATATTGTGAGGTGCAGTCTGGGATAGATATGTACTACTACCAGAGGAACTTTGCACGTCGTATAATTTTTTCGGTAATTGTAGAAGATACTGCAATGATTACATCACTTTGGTCGAGACAAAGTGGCAAAACTGAAACAGTTGCGCAAGTAATTACCGGTCTCATTATCATCTTGCCTCTTCTAGGATCAATCTACACAGATCCACGAATCCAAAAATTCAAGCATGGTGTATGGGTGGGGATATTTGGTCCAACGTATGAGTTGGCCGGTATCATGTACAATCGTATGCGGACCAGGATATTTTCTAAGCACGCACAAGCTGTGCTTAACGATCCTGATATCAGTATTGATTTGTCTACATTCCGTGGGCGTGCACTACAGTTTCCAAACGGTTCCTTTGTAGATGTACAGTCTGCTGGTCCGGGATCAAAGATTGAAGGTAAGACATACCACGTTGCACTCCTCGAAGAAACGCAGGATATACCGAACATTAAAATTAAGAAATCTATCTCTCCGATGATGGCTTCAACCGCAGGTTGCCTTACTGGGCCTATGCGTATTACGCTAAGCGATGGGACGATAGAGCCAATAGTTGACGTTGTTACAACCTCGAATGCTTCAGCTGTGATGTCCTTGCCATCAGAAGACACAGCGACGAAGAATTATGATTTGGTACCACAGCCTATAGCTGGGTTCCATCATAACGGTATTGCGGAGTGTGTACGTGTGAGTACGCGGGACGGTCGCGTACTGGAGTGTACCTGTGACCACAAATGGCTAGTAGCTGTGAATTCGCGGCGTGGTACTACTAAATGGGTCCGTGCGGATGAACTGGAGCCTGGGGATAAACTTTGCTATAGTATAGCCGAGCATGAGGGTGCGTTGCATGACGAGTCGACGTACCCGGAACTGCTTGGATACATCATATCGGATGGGTGTATCACGGCTGATAAACGTGGTCGGCTGCATCCAGTGGAGATCGCATGTTCACGTGATACAACCATTGCGGACTGCAAGCAACTGACTGAGAGATTTTCTGATGGGCTGAAGTGGGTCCACAGTGGACGCCGTGGTCGTATATCTCACATACGTAATGGACTTAGGAGGCCGAATGCATTACAGGTTCGACTTCTTGATGACGGTATGTGGGGTAAGAGCGCACATACGAAAAGTTTACCAGTAAAATACCTGAAGTGGGATGCGGATACACTGGGGCGGTTCTTATCACGTTTGTATGCCGGTGATGGGTGTTTGCATATCGCGTCTGGTAACGTAACCATACAGTACTCGACTGTGAACGAGGCACTGGCACAACAAATACCTGAGCTTCTTCAGCGGTTTGGGGTCTATTCTTACTACAGAAGAATTACCATGACACACCCGTCTGGTAAGCAGGTACCTGGGTACGTGGTATATGTATCACGTAAGAACAGTGTCATACGTTTCTTGGACAAGATAGGATGGTGTAGAGATCGAACACTGGAAGCAGAAGCACATAAGTGCTTAGGCGAAGGTAAGCAATTCAAGTATCATCAATTTGCATATATTCCTGTGAGGCTGGTGGAACGTATTGGGGAGCAACTTACTTATGATGTCGAGGTCGATAACTCTCATTGCTACGTTGCTGGTGGATTTATATCGCATAATACAAAGATAAAAATTGGTACACCGAATCCTGACAAGAATGATTTCTACGATTCCTGCGAGAAAAACAAGATCCGTGACGAGCATAAGATCATGGAGCTTGGTGAAGCAAAAGCCGAGCGGTACAAAACTCATTTCGAGTATGACTACACTCATGCAGCAAGATGCAATCCTCGGTACGCCAAGTATATTGAGATGGAGATGGACGATCTTGGATACGATTCAGACGAGTTTCGCATGAGCTATCGTATTCAGTGGTTGGTCGAACGAGATCGCTTCTTGACAACGTCAGTGTTGAACGCTGCCGGGGTGGAGCGTGGGTACACGTTAAAGTGGACAGATGACGAAGATGAGGTCAAGGGGACATTCCAAGTAAGCGGGATGGTCCAGACCAGTGGCATCGTTGAGGGCGACATCATAGTTGCAGCGGATTTTGGAAAGAGTAGATCATCCACCATACTGACTGCTGGCAAAGTCTGGGTTGAACGTGATTACTTCGATGGGCAGGAAACCCGTAAACGTGTTCATGTGGTGGACTGGCTAGAGTTAGAAGGCGATGACCACGAGTCACAGCATATACAAATTATTGAATTTCTAAATAGATTCCCTGGTCTTTACAAGTTTATTGGTGATGCAACTGGTAAAGGTGATCCGATTGTATCGAGGCTAAAAGCAATACTTGAATCCCGCGGCGTAATTGTTGTGCCGTTTATCTTTTCTACACAATCGAAACATGATGGATATACTGTATATTACAAAGAGCTTGTGGCCAAGCGTTTCACATATCCATATGCCAAGCAGACTAGATCCCGTAGGGTACGTCGTTTTCGGCAACAGCATTTGGAATTGAAGAAGGGGTGGAAGGGACGATACATCGTTGTCGAGAAGCAGAAGGATGATGAACGTTCTCGTGACGATTATCCTGACTCCAGCATGATGTTGTGCTATGCTGCTAATGTTGATCGATCCGGGTACACGGAAGAGATTGAAGAGAATCCGTTTTTAACATCCGGACGACGCCACGCAATATTAGCGGAGCGTGGGGCGAGGGCTGCATGGCACAAAGAACCACAAGGCAGGACAGGGCCATGGTCTTAACACTGGGAGTGGTATCTGATCTTTCGGGGCTGGCTGTTATCGATGTACAGAAGATCATTCGTCATGGTGACTTACCATCGTTGGAAGCTGATGTGGTAGGAGTGTGGCTGCAAGATTACTTTTCTCAGCAGGGTCGACGTGAATTGACACGAGAATTATCAGATACTGGGCGACTGGTCCGGCAACGTAATACACCTAATTGGAGAAGTGATGAAGAAGGACTTTGAAAAACGAGTAGCGGACAAGAAGCTTGCGATGCTGAGCAAATTCGCCGAGGCTGCGGGTAAGCCCGCATCGCAGTATAAAGGTCACGGCGGTGTTGAATACGAGATCTCGAAGGCCGATACGGAAGTCCGGCTGGAACAAGAACGCCTAGCCGCGGAAGCCAAAACCAAGCAGATGGCCGAAGGCCGTGCAATGATTGATGAACGGAAAGCTGCAGAAGCTGCGGCGCGTCCGAATAACCATGTAATTCGTCGTGGGAGGTAATGATGCCAGACGGACCCCAAATTTCTAGTACAGTGTACGGTGGTGCCCGTGTGTCGGACTTCCATTCGTTCCTGTCGTCGGAGCAAGAGCATGCTGTACGAATTCAACGATATCTTGAGTTCTGGAGACTTTATCGCGGTGGTCATTGGAGCTATGATCGTATGGCTAACTCTTCCGAGCCGCTGATTACAATAAACTATATTCAAGCAATAGAAGACCTGCACATCAATTTCTTGATGAAGCATGGCTTTGATATCGTAATGCCTGATCTTCCTGGTACGAAGGAAGACGAGTCAGTCGATCGCGAGTTTATCAAAGTGGCGTTGGATCAGACATGGGAGCGTAACAGCAAACTGAACTGGTGTTTCGAATGTGGGCAGATGGGTGGGGTGACTGGCGATGTCTTCCTATACTTCTCTTGGGTCGACGATGATCCTCTTTACGATCCGTATGTGCGTGTCGATGTTCTTCCTTCCCATTATTGTTTCCCTGTTCTTGGTGGCCCTCATGGAGTTGATCGGAAGAAGATAACCGAGTTCTCGATTGTGTTTCCGCAGTATCGTAACAGAAAGCCGTTAGACAGGCTTGGATGGAGAGCGGGCACAAATTCTCGCGCAGAGCTGGTCATGAAGGCCGAGGTCTGGACCGCAGAGAAGAAGAGAGTCTACGAAGGAAAAGAACTGATTGAGGAAACCGATAACCCATACGGTGAAATTCCGATTGTGCACATTCCCAACTACCCGATCGCCGGTGAGTACTACGGTGCCTCAGATCTGGTGAATATGGTGAACCTTCAGAAAGAGCTAAACGAGAAAGCGACGGATATTTCGGACGTCATAAATTACCATGGATCGCCTTTGACAGTTGTGACCGGTGCCCAGGCAAACCAGTTGCAGCGTGGTGCAAACCGTGTATGGTTCTTACCCACGGATACAGATGTCAAGAACCTGGAGCTTCAAGGGGACTTGAAAGCCAATATTGAGTGGTTTACTACCGTACGCAGAGCCATGTTTGAGATGTCTTCGACTCCGAACAATGCTTTGGGTCAGCACGAGCCTACGAATTCAGCTGAGGCCGGTGCAGCCATTGCAATCCATTATCTACCGATGCTCGACCGCCGTCGCGTGAAGGAGCAGCTCTATTCTCAAGGACTGCGGCTGGCCAATCGGATGATCCTGAAGATCCTGGAGTTGAAAGACCCGAAGTTCTACGCCGAGATGGAGAAGCTACCGGTCACAGCACCTCAGAGGTATAGAACTGATGTGGTGTACCCGGAGCCGTTCCCGCGCAATGAGGAACTGGAACTGGAGAAGCTAGAAACCAAACTACGCCTGAGCCTCACTACGCGTATACGTGCCTTACGCGACCTGGGCCACGGCGAGGAAGATGCTAAGCGTATCGTAGAGGAAGCCTTGGCCGAAAAGATCAAAGACTTGGAGATGTCATTCCAAGTAGAGGATCCGATGCTTGGCGGATTCGGTACAAGTTTCGGGGCCGGTACTGGGAAGGGTAACCCACATCCCAAGAGGCCAAACCCAGACTCGCAGGGCGAGAAGAAATCACGTAATACCGAGAAGAAGAGCACACTGTGATAATACTAGAGGACGCTGTACCAGTCTCACGACAGATAATTTCAGCGGGGTCTACTGGCCTGAGAACAGACTTCAGTGAACTGGTACGGCGTTCGATCCTATACAGTCGGCAGAGCCGATCAATCTTTGAATGGGCTTACATTAGACTATCACGAATTGAATACCTACTCGGGACTGTCGGCGGTACTGTTCTATACCTCGCCGAGGCTGGGAGCATTCTGAATATGATGTTCAGTGATCTGCGGTCTTACGTAGGTGATGGATTGGTAGAATCTGGGTATGTGGTTCGAGGTGTATACGGTACAACATATCCAGAGCTAGCGAGTACATCGGATGATGTGGTGGCATTATCCGAATCATGGTTCAATAAGCCACGCCATGGAAAGACACTAGACGGACGGTTCAGTCGCAGGGCTAGACTAGCTCAGCGGTATCTATCACATGCGATTCCACTCCACAAAGATCACCCAGCCAAATTCAGAAAATTCCTACGCTCCTTCTTCTTGGGCGATGTTGTCGGACCTGGACCCGCTACCGGTGGGTCTATGTACCAGTACGGGCAGCTTGCCACCTTTACAGAAATGCACGCATTCAAACAGTTCTTTTCTAAGCGACTAGTGTCGAAGTCAAGTATTGGATGGGCACACTGGCGCCTTAGTAGTTGGCATAAGTGGTATGGTGGACAAGAGATCTGTGAGCAGTACGCTGGTAGTTACACTACTGGTGCACCTTCCTCGTTGGATAATCGTGGCTTGTTTCATATAGATAGCATTCCTGCGCATCCTCATCCCAACTGCGCCTGTTACATAGAACCAGCATTTTAATTCAGTAGGCAGGTTTGAATTTAGTTGACAAGATACAAATAACCTGCGATATACAAAGGTAGGTGCTAACCTACGCTAGACATGCCCCACCGTTGACCGTCTGAATAATACAAACTGGAGGTTCATTATGAGCAATCGAAGTGCTGGTAAAGTCAGCGATGGCAACAGTGGGTCGGTCCACCGTGGTTCGCGTGGTAAGATCACTGTCTTTCGCTACAACAAAGGTATGCGTGACAACCGGGTTGTTGGTGGTAGTGGAAAATACGACAATTCCACTGTTGATGGTGACCTGACCCTCATTCGTAAGGCGAAGTTCAACGATCGTTCTGCGTAAGTTGGACCAGTTACTCGGCTTTAACAAAATTATAGGAGCAAGACATGCCCGATACAGATCCCAAGAAAACAACTGATGACGCTGATACTGGTGACAATGCACCGGTAGGCGGCGACAAACCGGACACCAAGACAGATGTTCCAAACACAAGTGATAACCTCACCATGACGAAGGAAGATCTGAATGAACTGCTGAATAAGGTGCGTGGAGACGAGAAACGGTTACGGTACACAGCAATTGACCAGTACACAGCCAAGATCACAGAAACAGAAAAAGAAAAGGCTGAATTGGTTGCGAGGATAGCAGAACTGGAAAATGCTGCACCGTCAGCCGCTGCTAAAGACGATGACCCAACAATCGAGGCTTCGACACCGAAGTCGGATACACCAAAGAAGACACAGAAAACAGACACGCCCTCTACTACGACAGAGCCGCAGACAATTGATATAGAGGCCATCAAGGCCGAACTCGCTGCAAACATGAAGGTTCAGATCGAAGCCGTTCGTGATGAAGCAGCACTCCAGATACATCTTGCTAAACTGGATACGTACAAAGCTGAGTCAATTAGCAAGTCTGGTTTGGATGACATTTTTGTGGACATGGTGCAGGGTGACACGAAAGAAGAGATTGACGCTTCTGTAGTCAATGCGACTCAGAAGCAGACACAGGCGGAAGAACGATGGGCCAGTAAGCGTCGTGAAGAACTTGGAGACTTGGTACCAAGCGGTGGATTCAATCCTGGTACTACACAACCTGAGTTTGGCGATGAAATTGGTAACTTCAATCCGCAGGACCGCCAACGTCTGGCGCGTATCCGTGATAATGGCGATTTCCTTGCCATTAAGGATAAACTCTTGAAGGGAGCCGAGCAGCTTGTCCGAGGACAGACACGACGCAAACAGCGTTAATTGGACAACCTGAACGGAGGTAACTAGAGATGCCTAATAGTCCTGTTTATACCGGTTACTCGACCGTAGGAAACATTGTTTCTATTCCACAAATCTATCTTGATATCTACTCGATGGAACTGGAACACAATGCCCTTCCTATCATGCGGTTCGAAGAGTATGCGGTAAAGAAGACTGAATTGGAGAAGGGCAAGGGAGACAAGATAGTCTTTACGCGCTTCGGAGATATCGAACGTGGCGGTGCCTTGAAAGAAGACACCCCGCTGGTCGAGCGCAACATGCAAGCCGCTCAGTACAGCGTGACTGTGACTGAGTACGGTAATGCAGTCGGCGTAACTGAGAAAGGTCTTCAGCTTTCCTTCTTCGACACAATGGAAGAGGCAGCGTATCTGCTGGGTCGTGACTATGCGATCACAATGGATCTGATGCTGCGTGATACCATTCTTGGTACTTCCAATGTCATCTTCCCCAACGACAAAGCAACCCGTGCTGCTCTTGATCCTGTGTTGGATTTCTTCGATGTCGAAGTTATTCGTGATGCAGTAGAGTGGCTGTCGACGCAGAATGCACCGAAGTTCAACAACGACTTCTACCTGTGTTTCCTGCATCCGCATCAAGTCGCTCATCTGAGGCGTGATCCGGACTGGATCGCCGCCAACAACTACGCCAACACTCGACGCCTGTTCACCGATGAAGTCGGTCGCTGGGAAGACGTTGTGTTTATCGCGACTACGCAGATGACCAACGGCGCGGCTGCTGCAAGCTCGGATTCCTATGACACTGTCCTCGACGCCGCGGCGACGAAGGGTGGGACGGTAACCGGTGGTGATGTCTATCAGTCCGTTATCATTGGTGACGGCGCGTACGGTATGGCGACCGCATTGCCTGTCGAACTGCGCGATTCTGGTCCGCAGGATTATGGTCGTAAGCATGGTATCGCATGGTACGGACTTATGGGTGCCAACTTGCTGAACGAAGACCATTCCGTGCGTGTTGAGACTGTATAAGTCTCACGAAGGAGTTTCAAATGACCGGTAAGGGCAAACATAAATCAGATACGACGAAGTCAGATCGATCACTGGATCCGGAGATTGATGATGAAACGAAAAGTAAACCTAGCAGAAGCAGGAAGAAAGCTGGATCAGATGAAGAAGACGGGAAAGAAAACACCGCTTCAGATTCTGATACAGCAGACGATGTCTCGGCTAGTAAAGACGACTTCGGCTCCGCTAAGAAAGATAGCACTGCAGATGTTCCTAAAGGCGCATCAACAGTCACAGAGGAACCGGAAGTAACTGAATCATCGTTGCCTGAGACACCGGAGGAAACGATCGATAACATTGCCAAGCAGTCGAAGAAGGCGAAGTCTCCTGTCAATGTGATCAAAGATCCATCGGAGAAGGTGATTCGGCGAGGTAAAGTTATTGTTGATGAGAAGAAGCTCAACCTTCCGGATCCGGATGATGTGTCTGCTATTCCGTCAAAATCTCTCCTGGCTCCGCGGGCAATCCGTAGCGGTAGTGAAGAGGACTGGATTACTGTTCGTCATCTGGTAACTGATCGAAAGTTGTATGGTACACGAGTGTACGCGTTCACCAAAGATGAGATAGGCAAACTTCCACGTGAAGTTGCTTATCACTTCAAGAGTGCAGGGAAAGTGACGTTCTAATGGCCGACAAACGTGATTTGCTGAGACAAGTGAGATCAGCGGTACATGATCCTGATCCCCCGCCCTCTTTCAGAGATGCGGTGATCTACAGCGATGAGCCGTATGTCGATGCGTTGCATTTTGCTCTGAACAAGTTGAATCTTGACTTGAGAAATCTAACCGATTTCTTGCCACTTCCTCCCTGGACTTTCACAGCCATACCTGAGACTCTCACATTCCTACTGATAAAGCTGGCTACCATCCAGATGGCGCAGATGCGAGGAGCAGAAGCCGCAGGGTCTGTATCAGTACAGACTGAGGCCGCTGCTTCCGGTATCCAAGAAATTGAGATGCCTGATCTTCGGGTTAAGGAGCATAATCAATCTACTGGAGCATCCGACACTTATGGTCCTGGCTACTGGCGGATGATGTGGGATAGATTACAGAAGGAGTACGACGACGAGAAGCGTAGTTTGGTCAATGACCAATCACCGTTCAAGGGACAGATACAGCAAGGTGTCATGCAGCGTTACAGCGTTCGCACTGGTGCACTGGCTCGGAAGGAACTTGATCGAGGACTACCGGCGTCGACCCTTTCTGTGAGTTTTGTATCTCCAACCGTCTCGGCGGAGTGGGCCAAAGTTTATGATGACACATTCCAGTACTACCGGTTGTACCATCAAGCACCTGGAAGTGATTCAGAAACTGTGACTACACTGTACAGCAATCACGATGATTCATATGAATGGGATTCAAGTTTAGCTGTAGGTCAGCATTTGTTCTGGCTCGACGCGGTGAACATGAATGACATCGCTACTCGTAGTAATATCGTTCGCATGGACATCGAATAATGGGTTTGACGCAAACGTCAGTGCTGACGAAAGTTGACACAACATTGAGCCTTGCACCCATTGGATATGGTACACAACTCTATGTCTTGAAGTACAGCGGTAAAGAAGCAATTCGAGATAATCCGTTTAACTATGCCCCTCCTGGTTTCGATGATCCTTTGCTGGCAGTTGGCCGGGGTATTGTTAAACCTTCTGCAGAGGTTGTATCACGGTACGGAGGTTCGACTAAGAAGTACGACCTATTGGTTCTTATGTCGAGGTTGGAGTTGATTCGTCGGTTCCCAAGTGCTGAAGAGAATGCATGGATCACTGAGAACGATCGTATTCAGTTTCGTGGCAATGTGTACTTGATATCAATAGCGAAGCCCACTGGGCAGATGCAGGACTACTGTACAATGATGGCTCTCTTTTGCAACACTGCAAAGGGCCAGGGTTTGGAGAAGCCATAATGGCCACTCAACTTGGATTAAAACTTACTGCGGAGATACATCCCACAAAGTGGAATGTAGAGACTCGGCGGATGTTGGCATCCTTGTCTGCGGGCAGCATGGACAATCCGATCATCGGTACGTATGCATCCTTATTTGGTGATCTTTGCTTTGATTCATACGCGCTGTTGCTTGAAGTGATGGGCACAATGGGCGATGCAAAGCCTGTTAAAGACAGCACCATGGAATTCCGTGAAAGGGTGCATCATTCTACTGTAGCGGGAGGGACTAAAAGCGGTATAAGTCATTTGCCGCCTTCTTCCATGTCGCGTAGGTCGTTAGTCTTTACCAGTGGTTATCGTAGTTCAGTATTGTACTCGATGAAACGGTACGGATCAAAGATGGTATTTCGGATATACCCAGATCCAAATGCAACCCATATCTACATTGGTAAGAATGGGCGGCAGTTGACCTCAATACCTGTCATTGAGTTGGCGGATAGGTTAGAGCAGTATAACCCTCACTGGGAGCCTGCATTCAAACTTATTCCATTTCTACCTGCATGGAATAAGCTTCGTAATGGACCGATGACGTCAGTGTTGACGTCTAATAAGTCTGTGTTCCCAGTGAATAGTGCAATTCCGAGTGACACGTTTGCGTTCCGGCGAGCGAGGCGACTCCAGCGTGGAGGAGCTACGTCTGAGACAGATTATGCGAAGATGCTTTGGACAACGAAGTAATGACTAATTTTGCACATTTAGCACAATTTCCAAACTACGTGGTCGAGGACATCGACTGGGCTTGGAAAGATCTTCTGGAGAAGGTTAAAGTGCTGTCGGATGGTACACCAGTACCTGTGCATTTAGAGGCCCAGAATCCTGAAGCCTACAAAGAAGATATCCCATGCATCGGAGTGCGTCTGGTAACCATGGTTCCGGACTATAATTCGTACGAAGGTTGGAATGAAATGCCGGTTGGCTATACACGAGATAGCCAAGGGTTCCCGATGCACGAGGCATATCAGCGCCAACCTGAGCATTACATTATCCAGTACGAAGTTTTTGCATTGTCGGGTAACCCGCTACATGATCGTGAGTTGACGTTGAAGATTGGTATGATCTTGACACCGAGGCCGGTTTTACGGCTCACACATGCAGAGGGTAATCCAGTTCTTCAAGGGTTTCAGCAGCCTTACAAGTTGATTGCAGATCGCGATGTGTTCGTTGATCGTACTGATGAAGAAGGCGAACAGCGATTATACAATAAAGTTTGGCTGTACAATGTCCCGGTCGATCTTCCACATCCGGAGGTCGGCTTGGAAGCTGTAGCACAGGTAACCGAGTGGCGAGGAATTGCCCCACCGGTCAACGGCACAGTTGTTTCAGGGACTGGGGATGATACTGGTGACGATTCGAGTCATGATGATAACAATCATACTGGAGTGTCCTTATCTATTGGGCGTGGGCCAGCTGATCCGTCAGATGCATCTGAATTAGATCTTCCGATGGATTCTGTTGACATACCTGAAGAATTAAGGGATACTGCGGTTAAGGTTACTGTAACCGATTATGACGAAGACACAGATTAAACACGGGCGTCACAACCATAACATTTTGGCAACTGAACGAGGAGGTTGAAATGCCGCAGGTTTATGATGCCCCGAATACATATTTCGAGGAGATCGAACAATATCCTACGGAGATCACTCCTGTTCCGACATCAGTACCGATATTCTTCGGTGTGGCGGAGTGGGGAGAAGTATGGTCACCGCAGGCGATCTTTAATGGATTCGGGAACTGGATTAACATGTTCGGTGACCATGTCGCGTACTCGGATCTAGCGTATTGTGTGGATCACTTCCACAAAGAAGCGCAGGCTACGGGTTTGTCGGCTGGGAACAAGACATACACTGTCCGTCAAACAAAGCTGAATGACGATCTGTCCGATGTGGCAGATGATGTCGTGAGATCGAGCATATCGCTTGATTCCATCACGTCGCTACCCCGTGGTGCTCTGCTTCTGGGTACCCAGTCTCCGTCTGACTATCTGGATGGCTGGGCTATACCGCATGATACACTCATCAATTTGACCTTTACTGTAAGTGAGGGTTACGGCGATGAGGCAGAGTACAGCACGAGTATCATAGGGTACTCGGCTGAGATCGAGACTGAGGAACTGGTTGGCAGTTTCACAGCGATTGAACTACGCCCGTACTTCGAGCTTCGTATTTCTGAGGGGCAGAACCCTCTTCCGGTGTATTTCGAGAACCTGACTTATACCCCGGCAGAGATCGTTGACGTCATCAACAGTCAGATCTTCAAGGCTGTTGCATCGTTGGACGGTGACGCGATCACGATCACACACGATGCCGGTGGTACACAGAGCTACTTGGAGATCGTCAGCATTACCTCTGACCTCGCCAGTTACTTTGGCTGGTCGGTTGGTTCTCTGCCATCTTCTGGTCCTGCTACCGCGGGATCCAATGTAGCAAACACTCTCAATGTCACCATTGCAGAACTCAAGGCAATAATCGAAGCCATCTCTGGTGCGCCGGTTACTGTGTCGACAACTGTCTCTCCGATGAAGTTCAACATGACTACAGTCGAGACTGGTTCTGACGTCACAATCCAATTCGATGCCACTGAGACCACTGCGTATGCCAGATCGATCTTCGGAATACCTACAACGGTGTTCTCCGGTCTTGATTCTGGTACCGCGGCCCCAGCTTTGACCGCTACGGGCAAGTACTACGGACTCAAGGGCAACCGTCTGGCCGTACTACCCGAGTTGAACTCGGTTCGGTCTTCGCGCCTTGCGGCCAATGCAGCGATCCCAGATCTGAAGACGGCCATCTCTATCGGTGCTGCATACTTTGATGTGGACTCCAGATTCGGGTACGAACTCGAAATGGTCCTACGTCTTAATGACGGCACCAATGAAGAGTGGGTTGTTGTTGATCGGATCGAGACGCTGTACGACGATGATGGAGATGCGTACTACAGACTGCATGTGACCAGTGACAATACCACAACTGGTCTGTTTGAGTACACATTCGCTATCGGGTCCACTGAAGTTGACTCGATGGAGTTCGATTTCAAAGTGTATCTTGATGGCATACTTAAAGAAGAGTTCACCCAGCTGTCGGTTAACGACATTGCGGACAACTACTTCGAGACGGTTCTTCTGGACGAGTATGCTGGGTCAACCTTGGTTGTGCTGGATCCTGCTGCCGGTGCTGCAGAGAACCTGAAGACCTTGTTCCCTGCCACGTTGACTGCCATGGTCCGTCTTACCGGTGGTACACTGGAAGTGGAAGACGACTACTCGGTCTCAAACGGCGACTTCGAAGGCTCGATCCAGGATCTGACTGGTATCTATGCCATTCACAAGCTTCGTTTCCAGGCTTCGATGGTCGCAACTCCGAATGCCAATGCTATCAAGATCAAGAAGATCCAGACTTACGTTGGACGACGCAAAGACCTGCATCACTTCGCGAGTATACCGGCCAGTGACACTGGATTCGTATCCATCGCAGATGCTGACTCGGCGTTCGGTTGGCGTGACCGTAATGGCTTCGACTCGATGCATCTCAGTTTGTTCTTCCCACAAGAGGTTGTCGAAGATCCAATTGGTGCCGGTCGTGATCCGTTGCGGACGATCGATCCTATCGGTGGTATCCTAGGAGTCCATGCCCGTGTCCATGCCATGGATCCGAAAGATGATGGTGGTGTATGGGCAGCGGCGGCTGGTGAGGATGACTTTGGTCGACTCTACTATGCCCGTGACTTGAGCTACGAAGTGGATCAGATCGGTGATGGTACTGGTCGTTCTTCTGAGCTTGGCATGTTGAACAGTGCTGGGATCAACTGTATTCTGAAACTGACGAACACGATCAACATCTGGGGCGCTCGTACCACGTCTTCCAACAAGAAGTGGCGATACACTCCGGTACGGCTTACCTTCAATATGCTGGAGCAGAGTGTACTTCTTGGTACTCGTTACGGTGTGTTCCGTGGTAATACGCCGCGTTGGTGGGACAGGTTGAAGGATTCGGTCATTGGTCTGCTGGATCAGACATGGAGGAACGGCGGTCTGCAGGGAACTACTCCTGCACAAGCCTACTACGTCAAGATGGGCACGACTGATGGAACTATGACGCAGGCAGATATCGACAATGGCCGGGAGATCGGTGAATTTGGTGCTGCGGCTGTGAAACCTTCCGAGTTTGTCGTATGGCGCGTGAACCAGCTTCCGGGTGGTGAGACCACTTTGGCATAACAGAGAGAGTAAGGAGGAATTACCATGGCTGCTACAGACAGCATTCTCACTACTGATTACCAGTCGTATTACCGGCCCGGTAACTTCAAGTTCAATCTTACGATCGGCGACAACGTGATCGGAGTGAACAAAGTTTCTGGATTGGGTAACAGCACTGATGTGATTGAGTATCGTGAGGGCGGTGAAGTTGAACTCAATCATAAGTTCCCTGGCCTGACGAAGGTGGACAACATCACTGTCGAACGAGCAATCGTGCCCGGTGGTGTTAGTAAAGCCAATCCTACTTTCTTCCTCGACTGGGAGAAGTCGGTCTTGGACGTCACACGAGCCGGTGGCGGCGCGGAGAGCAACAAAGAGTACCGTAAGCTCATTCGTGTTGATCTTCTGGACCGTACAAATTCCATCGTCTCCGTCTGGTATTGCTACAACTGCTGGCCGACAAAAGTGTCTTGGAGTGACTTCGATGCCGGAGGCAACGATGTCCAACGAGAGACAGTTGAACTGGCGTGCGAGTACGTGAGACGCCTTTACACGTAACGGTCGAAGTACTACCTTTTCCGTGCTGGGGAATCGTCCCCAGCACGTTGTTCTATTCCAATAAGACATAGCAAAGACATGAAGGAGCATAGTTATGAGCGGAAATCCCACGATTGGATTGGAAATCAAGTTACCCATTGGAGTCGAAGTAGACGGCGTCAGACACAACCGTATGTTCATCGACGAGATGTGCGGTGTTGACGAGGAAAATCTTGCTTCCCCTACCGTCCGGAACAATTCTTCAAAAGCAAACACAGTTCTTCTCCAGCGCCTCATCCAGTCCATTCCTGGGCTGCTAGAGACGAAGGATAACCGGTATGGCCTGATACCGGATGAACTGGTACGCAACATGTACCAAGCTGACCGTGATGCAGCCGTCATCGGCATGCTACAGCAGTCACCGAATCCTACCAATGATGAAGTAGCCACATGCCCGTGGTGCCAGACTCAACAGCCTCCACGTCATGTTGACCTGCGGGAGTTGGGTATCAAAGAGTGGCCAGCGGACAAAGCCGCAGAGTTCCCGATAGAACTTCGACGTGGTGTCATGGAAGACGGGGTTACTTACACGAGCGGCTTCTTCCGTTTTCCGAAGGGCAAAGATGTCGAGGAAGTAGGTAGTGTACAGGGCAACATGGCCGATGCACAGACACGGTTGTACTTCAGATGCTTGAATATCAACACGGATCATTTCATTCTCAGCAAAGAGCATGTACGTCAGATGTCGAAGTATGACCGCGATTACCTAGGGTTCATGCTTCAGAAACATGCTCCTGGCTACGAGACGACTTATGAAACGCAATGCGTCGGCTGCGGCAAGAAGATCGAAGGGAGCATAGATATCGCTGCTTTTTTCGATACGACGCGGGACTTCAACTTCGGTTAAAGAAAGCCCTGCGGACGCACGTACAGATTTTAGCCGAACGGTACCGTTGGGATCATGAGATGGTGGTAAGACTAACGTCAATTGATCGACTTTACTATGTTGAAAGAGCCGTTGAATCATATGAGAAAGAGCAACAAGCAATGGACGATGCTCGTCGCTAGTACCAATAAGAGGCTCGGCGTCGTCGCCGGGCCTTTTTGTTAGGAGTCTTTCATGGCTGGTCCAATGACATTAGAAATCAACTTGGTATTGAATGCTGCCGGTGTGAAAGCTGGTGGCAAGCAAGCCGAGGAGGTTTTCCAGGGCTTTGAAGGCAAAGTAAAGCAGTTCAGCCGCAATGTGCTCAATTCTCTTCGAAGGATTGAAACTGGCATCTCTACACTCGCGACTGCAACAAAGTCGCATGGTGCCGCTGCTGTGCAGTCTGAGAAAGCCATTATCAATGTGTTGAAGCAGCATGAGCAACAAGCGCAGAAGATAGAAACAGTAGAGAAAAGTGTTCGCATGAGTTCGTTGGCTGGAAAAAAGGCAGAGATCCAGCTTGCTGGTAGAATAGCCGCGATGAATCGATTAGGGCATGAAGAATTAGCGGTTGGCTTGCAGTGGATGAAGAGGAGAGAAGTCGAACTCCAGAATGAGATCCAGCTTCGCAGGATGAGCGGGGAAGTGATCAAAGAGTCGATGAAGATTGAGCAAGCTGCACTGCAAATGAGCATTCGTTATGGCACGACTCGCCTTAAAACTCTGAGTCTGGTAAACACTGGTGAAAAGAAGGCAGCAGCAGATCGCAAGGCGATAGCTAAAACCGAGGAAGAAGCGGTTGCGGCTCTTGAGAAGCAGCGGATTTCCAAGTACAACGTCATGCAGAAGTGGATCACACAGATACACAAGAGCGAGACAAACAAGCGACTTACAGCGGAGAAAGCTTTTGCGGCTAAGCAACGCGCAATTGCTGAAGCCCAGGCTGCTCAGGTACAGCGCCTATGGCATAGTTTATTGCGGTATACGACTGTTGGTTTGACCTTTGCTATGGTGATGCAGCGGGTAGGTGATAGTATTGTAAATGGTCTGGTTCGCCCTGCTGTAGCCAGCTTTGGTGAGTTTGAAGCAAAGATGGTCAGGATTGGCTTTCTGCTGAGCGACTACCATGGATCGAAGTACCGTGAAGCTACTACGTTTATTCAGAGATTTGCTGCAGACAGCTTGTTCTACATCGACCAAGTACAAGATGCCCTAACCCAGCTACTTCAGAGTGGCTTGGACTTTGGTGCAGCGAAGGGTGCGATGGTGGCTGTTCACAACTGGGCGCTTTTATCAGACCAATTGAAAGACACTCGATCCACTGTTCGTTTGCTAGTCGCAACATACAATATATTTCGTAAGTCTACTCCGGGACTGGAGAAGTTGTTCGAAGCTTCACCGGAAAAAGCATTTTCTAGGATTGGGGATCAGTTGGCGTTCATGACGCAGAAGACAATCTTTGAGCCGAAGGAAATGGGTGCATTCATCAGAACGATGCGTGGAATGCCTGCACTGTTACATATTCCATTAGATGAAATCCTTAGTGTTGGTGGTGCTGTTAGATCGGGTGGTATGCAGCCTGCTGATACTGGTCATTCTATTTCAACCTTTATCCAGCGTATGACTAACATCGAGAAGAAAGTTGCACGTTTTGGGGCGAAGGATGTCGGTGATTACTGGAAGAAACTTGGTTTGTCACCAGCCATGATTGAGAAAGCGATCGCGGCATCTGGGCGTGATGTAGGCAAGAAGATTCGTAGAGCTATGTCGGCGCAAACCATCGGTGGTGCGATGAAGGGTATGGGGCTTGAATTCTTTGATAACGGTAAGTTTGTTGGATTAAATGAAGCTATCAAGCGCACTATTACATCACTTGGAAAACTGGAATCAGAACAAGCCAAGATTATCTTAGCTACGACACTATTCGGACAGCAGGGTCTGACTGCCGTCAAGATGGTAGAAAACTTCAAATATAAGACTCTGGAGGGCGCGGCGGCACTAGATAAGTTTAACCAAGATATCAAGCGGTCCAATGGCTACCTGCAAACGTTTGCCGAGGAGAGGCTCAAGAACTTCGAGGCGAAGTTGAAGTTGATCAATGCAGTCCTAGAAACGATCAATGTCCAGATTGGTGCCGTGATTGGAGATGCACTATCACCTTTGTTAGATGTAATCAAGCCAGTACTGCAGGGGATTGTTAAATTCAACAACGAGTATCCAATGGTGACCAAGGGTATTGTCATGATAACGACAGCCTTTGGTGCACTAGCATTGGTTCTAGGAACTCTAGGAGTGGCTTTCTTCGGGTTTATGTCCATGATGTCATTGACGTTGTTCTTTACTAACGAGGTCAGTAAGAATGGGCTGATGCCGATGGGCATGGTGCTACAGTCATTACGAAAAGATCTGGCAGTCATTACTAAAGGTATGATTCCATTCAACCTAACGCTTGGGCAGCTTGGTTTAATACTGAAGTTTGGCGTGCTTGGTGGCTTGATTGGCGCGGCTATTTACCTGACGAACCTCGGTGGCGCCGCGGATTGGGTCAATGAGAAGATCAAGTCTGTGAGATTGGTATTCGGCGCGTTGCAAGAGTACTTCAAGAAGGGTTATCTATCGAAGGGTACGATGGGTGCATTGCTTGGCTACGGCTCTGATGGACCGAATGTACTTGGATGGTTCGAAGACATTCTGCATGCAATTCGCTGGGTAAAAGCTATAGGCCAAGGTGTATGGAGTGGGTTACAGCGTGGGCTAGAGCAACTGGAGGAGCCGTTAAACCAAATATGGAAAGTGTTTGGCGCTGTAGCGTCATTGATATGGAGTGCAATTGAAGGTCTCCTTGGCCTGGGTGGTGAGCTGCGCAATACTGATGGATACCTTGGTAAAGTCAGTGCAGCAGTGTCGGATGTTGTGTACTGGTTGTCTTGGTTGATTATAATCCCAATGAAGGCAATTGGCGTGGTTGCTTCATTGCTTGGTTGGCTTCTTAAATTCGACGCAGTTCAATGGGTTGTGGTAAAACTGGTCCAAGGTTACATGGCGTGGTGGGCATGGACTAAGCTCTGTGCAATAGCTCAGTGGGCACTTGGCAAAGGTTTATTGAAAATAGCAACACTGATGCTGATGTCACTGGCCCCGGTGATCGCGGTAATGGCCGCACTGGTTGGTGGGTTCCTATTGGGTACATACGTGATAAACAAGTTTGGTGATTATGTCGATGCCATCATATTGAAGTTCCGTGATCTGAGACTGACTATCATTGAAGCACTTGGCCCTCTTACAAGCATTGGTAGGGCTGCGCTTAGTCTCATTCCTGGCGGAGGGGCGCTTTACAGTGCACTATCGGCAGCTAATCCTGAGCAGGGCATGAGTATAGAAATGCAGCGCAAGTCACTGGAGGCTGACAAACGTAACTTCGCAGCAAACGGTACACCTAAAGGTGATAAGTGGGACGCAATGGGCGGTTCATTTAGACAACGTATGCTCAATACTCTAAGGGAAAGATTTAGTATGGGGACTGTGGACTACTCGGAGCAAGAGAGGCTGGAGAGACTACGCGGCACCGGTATTGGACTTGGGTTTACACAGGATCCGATTTTCTCAAGTGCGGAAGGTCAGTATAGTAGTGGCACAGGCACACTCTTTGACTTCATGGGTGGTAGGCAGATGCCACTGGACCAAGCAAGCCAAATGAATATCCCGGCATCATTCCCTGGAATGTCATCCACTTATTCAGATGGTGACTTAAAGAAGATGACTGAAACGATGACCGCAAGTAACGTGCAGTACGGGGCTACCCAGCCGAAGATCGGTCAGATGTCTGTTAGGAATGATATTGATATCCATGCATCATATGCATTGACCCCGGACAAAATGGATGAGATCATCGACCGAGTGGAACTGAAGATGCGGCAGGGTGCACTTGGCCAATCATTAGCGGAGTAGATTATGGGACGGACAATCATTGATCCTTTGACCGGTGCAGATATTAGTTACCTAGAGTTAATCAATACGTCTGGGCCAGAAGGAGTACGTGGATCAAGAGGTGTGTCTGGTCCACCGGCAATACCGCCTCCAGAGGCGCGTCTTCGTAAGTCTGATGGCAAGACTACTTGGAATGGGCATTCTCATGACACAGAGAATCACACCAAAGTTCGTGGGATGATTGTAAAAGAGTTAAAGACAGAGCTGTCGGCATACGACTTTCAGTTCAATCCTCCAGAGATGAGTGGTAGTACTGGTGCGGAGTGGAAGACATACAATGGTCCTGGGACGTTCTTACCGATTGCTTCTTTCATGCATATGAACACGCCAAGTACCTCACTGAACATCTTTATCGACTGCAGTGATCCGAGTAAAATGAAACAGCAAAGGATGGTAAGCGATCAGTATATGGGTGCATGGGCTGATATTCTTACTCTACTGGGATTCGTGAACCCAGATCTACGGAAGCAAACATACGACACCATCTACAAGCCGGATACTGGCCGCTTCGTTGCCCCTTCACCTGTGATCATTGTGATGGGTCCGGTTGTCCTGCGTACTATCCTCAATTCGGTCGAGTGGACTATTTCACACTGGCACGCAAATCTTGTTCCAATGCGAGCTACGGTTGCATTGAAGTTCCAAGAGATCACATCGAGCCTGAAGCGTGATTTCAACCGACTACAGAAGACGCAGAATGAATCATCTAAACGGTTGACAACATTAGGCTATGCATCATTGCCAGCCGCTGCAGCAGCGTACGGCGCGGAGAATTTCTTCAGTCCGGAGGGATAGATGATCGATATTATGAACACTGGTAAAGTACAGCGGATAGAAATAGATGACGAAGGAGTCGAGTTCCGTGAGCCGATCGAGCTTCCGGAAGTGGTTATCGCAGGATCGATCAGAGTTCCTCCTAGGTTTAACATGGTGGCCATGGCTTGGACTGAGCATGATGATGTTGAGGCATGGTGGAAGATCATGGCTGCAAACCCAGAATACCTGTATCCACCGGACCTGGAGCGGGATACTGGTAGGATTATGAGGATACCTGAATAATGGGGTACGTTGATCCAACACTGATGCAGACACGATACTGGGCTATTAGTATTGATGGTGTGCCTCTACCAGAGTCCTTCATGGCCTTACTGGAGTCGATCAAGGTTGAAGAATCTACATCGGAGCGTAATAAGTGCATTGTTAGATTCAATGATTTGCGCCATACCATACCCAAGCAAGGTGGTGGATTCTATACGACACTTAATGATGTAGCTACGACGAAGAACCATTACTTTTTTGAACGAGGACGTGAACTTACTGTTTCTATAGGGTATGATCCTAACAAATTAGTTGAGACATGGTTATTTGTGATCTCGAAGGTAAAGCCGGACTTCCCGGAAGACGGTGATCCACAGTTGACAATAGAAGCGTTGAGCAAGAAGCAACGCTTACGCATTGGCCGTACAACCACACTGAAGCCTGGATCATTGGTGATCCGTAAGCTGAGTGACGTACTGGTGCCGATTGCCCAGAATCATAAGTTATCATATCAGATCGATGATGTTATTTTTATGCAGCCCCATGCGTTTACTATTCTCGGCACGGATACTGATCAAACTATAGTGGAGCGTCTTGGTGACGAGTATGGACGAACATCCAATGTGATTGGGAATACACTGGTGTTCATTTACAAAGACAGGACACTGCATACTCCACAAGATGATTTCCGTTATCAATTGTGCTACCGGTGCGGTGATAGCTCGTGTAAATCCTTTCGAGCTATTGAGCACGATAGATCAAGGAAGAGTAAGAATCAGAAACAAAGTACCAGTGATTCCGACGTCAAGAACGCATACATCGATGACACTACTGGTTTAGAGCACGTAACACACCTGTCTGACGATGGATCGTATGGGGTAGCTGATCACCGCGAGAAAATATCGGACGTCATTGATCCAGAGTCCGAGAGTTTACAAGAGTCTATGCCTACGACATACGATCAAATGGCTTATGAGGGTACACGTGAAGGATCCTCTGAGTATGATGAAGTAATCACGTATGATGGGAGTACAGGGTCGCATATTGTACATCGCATGGAACGAGAGATCGGCGAAACTACTAATGAGGAAGTCTCTACTGATACCCCGCAGGATCCAGACGATGCAAACAAGAAGGCGGCTGGTAAGTCAAAGAGTCCAAGTTACGATGCAGAGATCGTTCCATCGATGTTTGATCCATTTCTGAAGTTAAATGTGCAGATCGAACTATTTGGTCTGGGTGTGCGGTGGTCCGGCACGAAGGGTAATAAGTACATAATCAAAGCACGGACAGTGAGCATGGCACGCGACTCTGGTCCTGACTTGTCACTGAGTACTGTTCGATACCGTAAGCCCAAGCCTTCGGCTAGAGAAGCAGAGCCGAGCGTTGACCCTGGAACCACGCTCACGCTGGATCCGTACGACGGCCAAGTAGAGGGGCTTAGGTACAACGGAGGAACCGGTACATGGGACGTGATCCAGGTCGTGAATGAAACTGGTGATACAACTGCCCATGATGTAGCAGATGACAAGACAGTGAAGAAAAATGATTGATAAATCTAACAAGCATTTTGGTATCTACGACGGCAAAGTGAAGTCTATTGGTGACAAGCCAGAGATTGGTCGTATCAAAGCCACTGTGCCGACTATATTCGGTAACCACTCGTCCGTTTGTAATTGGGCCTATCCGTCGCCCGCTATGGCCGGTGCGGGCAATGGGTACGGATTCTTTGCTCTACCACAAATCAATGACACTGTTTACATCCAGTTCATCAATGGTGATATTGATAAACCTGTATGGTCCCCTGGGCCATGGCATGTGGTAGGTGGGGAAAGCGGTGCGCCGAAGCATGCGCGGGGTGAGCGTGACGAGTGTGATGCTGGTATGAAGGGTGCTCATGGCATCCCTAAGACGTCGTTCAAGGGCGAGTACGGTAAAGTGTACGTCTGGCAGACTCCTGGCGGAAACATGATCGAGATGGATGATACGGTAGGATATGAACGTATTCAGATCTACCACTCATCTGGTTCGCATTATGAGATCCACGCTGATGGTACCGTTGTAGATGCGTCTACCGCTGATCGTGTGGAGGTAACGACACAGAACAAACAAGAAACAGTTCTGGGGAACTCTAAACGTTCAGTGCAGGGGAACCTGGAAGATTTTATTCAAGGAGATTACCACCAGACGATTCTAGGTAACGCTAAATTTGTCTGGAAGGGTGAACAAGAATACGAGATAGGAAAACTTCAATTCAAGACCGGAGGTGATCAACGTTTCGTGTCTGGTGGTAATCTCTATCAGTACGCTGATGCAAACATGAATGTTGAGGTCGGCGGTTCAAGAGCTGTCAAAGTAACATCGGCTGATTCAAAGTTTGTCATGGGGCCGCACACGACGATGGTTACAAACGTTGAAGGTCTACCCACGTCGGATTCTTTGCTGCTACACGGACTGAATGGAGTGACCAGTCTTATCGGCACCGATGCATCTGGTTTGGCCTCTGGTGGTTATGTTCGCATTGAGACTGTTCCGCCTAATCTGAAAATGTACGCTGGCCCAGCGCCTGACCCATCGCTTCAGATAGCCGGTGAGGGACGACCGTCACAGGGGTCGGGCTTGGTGTTGGATGGTACTGGGGCGGGGACCATACTTCATTCAATGTTGAACTTGCTGCTGAAGGGCATGGTTTCGATAATCCTTGAGGCTCCATCAGTACGTATTGGAGGTAGAGCAGCGATTCATCCATTGCTTTGGGGTGAAATAGCCGCATCGTTATTCGATAGTCATGTCCACACTACAGCCATGGGTCCAAGTGGTATACCTATAGCTCCTGTTATGGGGGCTACAGCATTGTCAAAGACAGTAACAACAACATAGGATTAGACATGCCGACAGCACGAGACACACTGGAAGATACATTAACTGACATCATCACAGAGTTGATGGAGCAGGATCCGCCTACTGCAGAGGAACCTGAATTGAAGCTGACTTTCCTGGATCAGATTCCAGCGATTGCCGATGCAATCGATGTATACATTTCGGCTGTATTGACGGGCGGTGGTTTCACACTTACTGTACCTGCGGGCATTGCTGTTGCAGTTGACGTCGGTACTGGTGTTGGAGCAACGACAGAAGACGGTGAAGTTACAGTGGAGGCTGGTTGATGCAAGCTGCTTTCACCGGTCACACATCGAACCAAGAGATGCCGTTTAGGACGTACCAGCATTACAAGAAGCATCCGCATGAACTAGTGAAAGATTTCCAGCCGCCAGCTCCGTTTGTATTACCTGAGATCACAGAAGCCGATTACGGTAAGAATGTGATGGCTGGTCAAGCATACCCACTGGCGTCGGCTCGTGCTGTAGGCATCTTGGTTAAAGTAGCAATGCTGGTCGAGTTCAGTGTGCGAGATCTTGATGTAGTTATGGACCAGAAAGCACTTTCAACTGCTGTGATGCAGCATGAATTGTTGCGGAATAAACAGAGGTCTGAATATGGCAAATTGGATTCCTTTTACTTTCGGTCGGGTTGCGTTGGAACCGCTGGAACTGATAGCATCGCACGTTCTTACCGTCGTGGACTTGTTAGGCAATTTGCTAACAATTCTTGGGACAGTTATCGAGATCATCGCCGTGCTTATCATGGGTTTCTCAAACGCGCTTGCACAAGCTATCAATGCCTTACTGGAAGCGATAACGAATTTTTTGAACGATATCTTGTCCACGGGTTTCTATTTTCTCTTGTACGCCCCTGGATTGAAAGAAGGAAGCGGATCGACTCGCAAGTTTTCGGAATGGTTGCGCGATGTCGCGGCTACGTTCGACAAAGAAGACGACAGCTATCGCCCGCAGTTCAGCCGAGACGCTTATGTTGGGGGTCTGGTACTATGCTTAGCCTTTCCGACATTCGAAGAACTGATTGAGGCTATCAACAAGTTCATCGGATTGTGGACCGAGGGTTGGGAGTTTTTAACCGACCTGCCGAATGGTATCCCTTCCTGGGATGACTGGAACCCTCCTCCAAGAACCAAGGGCCAGTGGAGCAGTGTCACATTCAGAGATATAGATGCTATACGCGTAACACTGATGAAAGCAATCAACGCACTTGATAAGTTCCAACTCTTCGAAGATGCAAACAAAATAGTTCAGAGTTTCGGTGAGATGATGAAACGCAAAGGGCAGGAGATGCAGAAGTTTGCACGTGAGTTCAAGCAATTGATTGTCGCACTGATCAAAGCAATCTCTGAGACGGGTGTCTGGGCATTGCCGATCTATGGACGCGGAGGTAATCCACTGCTGCAGTCGGCACTTAGAAGCATGACTGGTACGCCTAGTACTGTGCAATCGAGTGCTGAGGAGGGTGCAGTTGCTGCGGCACAAACTCTCCAGAGTACAATGGATGAACTTGCTGGTATCCCAACTGATCAGACTTTCGTGCGTCCCGACAACCACAAGGAGTCATTGGACGCGACCGTCCGGATGGTAGAAGAAGTGAATGACCGGATCGACAAGCTGGATAAAGATGTACGTGCTTATCCTAATGGCATGCTGGCCGGTGCGGTTGGCAATGCTATTGATGGTGAGTCAATCGTAAACCCATTCAGTATTCCTGGGTATTCTCCTGATACTATCGAGGAAGGTGCAGCTACGGATTCCAGCTATCGTGAGTCATGGCCTGTGTCTACAGAGGACAACAGTACTGAAGACACTGAAGCCTTACCAGCTTTGGTTCATTTGAATGATGCTGTCGAACTACAAGAATACCTGAAGTCGTTGTCAGTCAGTCCTACGATCTGGCCGAAGGTGCCCCGCACTAACTCATACCAAGACAACCCGCTGGCCGGTAAGTCTGAAGAATTCGATGCTTCGAGCGCCTATGCTGATTCCACCTGGGTCGACGGCGAGGGGGCAAACCATACGATCGGAGTCGGTAGGATCGACTTCATCGGGCAGTACGGATACACAAACGCCAGTGGGTCGATTCAGTCTGCTGGCGCTGATGTCATTGCGGCACAAGACAGCGACATCTCAGTGGCATTGGGTGACGTTGTGAATTCGTGGTCCTTGGGCTGTGTGGTAGTGATTGACCTGTCGACTACTGGAGAGATTCCGTACGGCTCAGAGTTTTACACACAGATAGTCGAGTTTGTTACTGGCGAGGATACTCGACATACACCGTCACGTATCGTAATTATCGGTGACGACAATATGATGAATCTGACGCTTCAACTCAATGTCAGTATGGCCTTGCTTCGTGCACAGTTGGGTATAGCAGATGATGCTATACCTGGGGTTCATACTGCAGCCGCAGATGATGAGACGGTTGCACTGGATCAGTTCAATGCGAATGAACGCTTGACTAATGAAGAGATGCGGGATCCTAAGAACGCTGGGGCCGCATTAGGGCAACTGGTATCAGATGCACTACCGGAAGCATACGAAGTACCTTCCGTACCAGTCCCACAGATAAGTTATGATGAAGACGGTAAAGTCAACATCGAGTACGAGGATCGTCCATTGGGTCCGCGTTTTCAGGCTACCCAGTACCCTGATTTTGCTGGGTTGGATAATATCACAATGGGTTGTATGATCGTTACGGGTGGGCCATCCGATACTGTAGTACAAGCGTTATTCAATCTACTTGGTGTGACCGCTGCAGCCAGTGAAGTCGCGGCAGCAGGAACTATGCAAACCGCCGAGCAAGTCCGTGCTGCTGGTGGGATGTTTGAATCGTTCGAAGAGAACTATGAGTATACCCAAGCGCAGAATAGATCTGATGGGAACACTGAAGATTACTCGTGAGGTGAATTATGGGAGTTGGAACTGCATACCCAATGCGCCTGAATCAGCATGGCAAATGGACCATGGATTCAGGAGCGGCGCGTAAGAAACGATTGATTGCATCGATCTTAATGACTCCAATCGCTACGCGTGAGGATGATCCTCGTCTCGGAGTATTGAATAACTTCTTGTTCCGGACCAAGTCATCGGAAAAGCTCACACTGTCTAAGTTCTTAATCATCGAGAAACTGGAGTCTCAAGTTCAGAATATAAAAATTGTTGATCTGATTCCACAACAGGTGTATGGTGATGATGGAACCGCTAGATTGGTTATTGACGTGACATTTGTTGATCTCGATACTAATCAAGGCGAGCGCGTAGGGATTCTCCTACCGACCCCTGCAGGGAGCGACTAATGACATTGATTCTTAGCGGTGACGGCCTCTCAATCAACTTTGCACGTCGAAGCTTTGCCGATTTTCAGGCAGACTTTATCTCCTTGGCTACAGAACAAATTCCTGAATGGAGTGATCCTGGTGATTACGACCCCGGTGTGATTATTGGTGGGTATTCTGCACGTCTTGGGACATTCTTGAACTTCTATCTGAATCGTTACACGAATGAACAGTACTCGACGACCGCTAAGTTGCTGTCGTCTTACCGCAAGATGGGCGCATTGAATGGGTATACTCCTTCACCGCGCACCACCGCATCTGTTGACGTTGTTGCTGTAACCACACAGGCTGGATGGATCCCTAAGTATTTCACCGTTGGATCCGAGCCAGATGAAGACTCGACAGTCGTTCAATACGAACTACTGACTCCAGTCTACGCGTCTGGTCCTGGTCAGTATGTGCTGACCTGCTATCATGGGATCACACGTGAAAACAAGTTGATCGGTACTGGTAACGGTTCACTGTTTCAGTGGTTCCGGGTTATCGAAGTCCCAGTAGCGACGAAGTCATCTGGATTTCCGGATATCAGCTTAGAGGTCTTAGAAGGCGAAGAGTGGAGGGCATGGTCACGTGTACCGGATTGGTTGAACTCTGGGCCACTGGATCGTCATTATTTGGCTTCCTACAATGACCACGACGAACTGATTATCCAGACTGGTGACGGTGTTACTGGCCGAGTACCTCCGATTAGTACCGATGGAGCTAAGAATATTCGAGGAACGTACCGTCTTGGAGGCGGTCCTGTAGGCATGCTACCTGGTAGGGGACGGGTTACTCAGATAGTCAACGCGATGGGGTCCAGCTTGGTGGCATCGGTTGTGAATCTACGCAAGCCGACCGGTGGCCGACCAGCGGAAACTGTCACACAAGTACGCGAGAACATGCCGAAGGCAGCAGCAACACGTACATCGATTGTCACGTTTGATGATGCGATCGCTTTGGTACGGCAGAGTGGCTTAGGGGTTCAGCACATTAAGCTCAGTCAAGGCACTGGACCTTTGGATGTCCACGTAGTTGTAGGAGCATACGGCGAGAATCCCGTACCGACTGGATACTGGGACAGCTACCTTGAGACTGGGCAGGGTATGCTCGGGGCAGTGGGGCAGTTCATCCAAGAGCGTTGCTCGGAAAACTGGATCCTGTCTGTGGTAGCTGCCAAACCTGTACCTGTCATTGCTAAGTTAACAGTGTACTGCGCCAGTTGGGCGTACCAATCTGATGTAGGCCAACGTGCACGCACAGCGGTAAATAGTTTCCTCGTGGCGACCAATCAAAGCCTTGGCGGAGAAGCGGACCTCTCAGAGTTTAATCAGACGCTCAAGGAGCTGGACGGAGTGCGAAGCGTTGATATCACTGAATTCCGACGAGCGCCACGTGCCAAGTTTAAGCAGGGAATCGATGGCGCTTCGTTTGGTTCTTATGTCGTAGGCGAGAACTCCTCAGAAGAGGTATGGCGTATCCTATTCACCAATTCTACGACATTCCGTGTGATCGGTTCCAAGTCTGGTGAGCAGAAGAATCTTGGGATACTGGCACATCCTCAAGGGTATCAGACTGATAATGGGCAGTTGGCATTCAAAGCAGTACCACTTGTACCTTTGCAGCCCGCAGCCGGTACGTTGTATGAGATACGGACTTCTAAGTTCATTGGATCAATAACGGTAGATACCGATGAGATTATTACTACCGGCACAGCGGTCATCAATACCTCCGGGGGTGTAAGTTAATGGCGACTACGACACACTATAGTATTCCAATTCCTGGTCGCGGTGACACGGACTGGCTGAACACGCTCCAAGAGGCTTTTCAGCATATCGACAACACATTATACGACAGACAAGTTGCGTTGTCTGAGGCTATCGGAGTCATGGGTGTTGCTGATGATAATCTGACACCGTTTACGATGATGGCATCTGGGTACGTGTGGCCAAGTGGTGAACGACGCTTCGGCCCGTATACAGCACAGAAACTAGCTGATGGGTGGCTGTCTGCAATCCACAGTTGGATGCAGGCCAAGCCTACATGGCCGGTCTTACATGCCGAAGGGGCATATTGCGATACCAAAGCTACTGCAATAGGTTCTTCTGCCACCATGACCTATGGTCCTATCGTACGGTTGAAAAACAGTACAACTAGGCAAGCGATCCCGCACGCAGCCGCCTTCCTGGCTAACGATGGTGGGATTGTTCCATCGGAACCAATGGTAACCCATTACCCTCTGATAATGCCGAGAATCGGCGCTGTGGCGGTCTTGAAGTCATTGACCGGTGCGTATACTACAAACGTTCCGAACCAAGACCTTGTTGACGATGCCGATGGTGAGATATCAGCACCTAGCGGTACTGCGTCATCGTATTATAAGTCTATGGCTTACATGCCTGGAACGTATCGTGGAGCCTACTTCGAGTTAGACAACTTCACAGCTGGGACGACACTGACTGTGGCCGGTCTGGGCCAGGGGACAGTAAGAATCTACGGACTGACAGACGAGAGTGCGTTCGTATACGAGGACGTTGCTGTAGACGGCCTGAAGTTCAGTGAGGTGACATCCAGAGATGACTGGGCCACGATTCTTGGTATCTCGTTCAAGGGGACCGATCTGGCACTTGGAACAGTATCAGTCGTAGCGTTGCAGGGTATGATCGACTGCAAACTATACTCGACCGGAGCTACCGAGGAGATCACAACACTGAGAGCGTGGCGTCCAGCCGAGAAGATCCTGAATAAAGATGGTGGAGATGGCGACTACGGTACGTATGGCTTCACTACAGCAGAGTTGGAACTTGCAGACTATGGTGTGAAGCCTAGTGAATTTATCGACTACGATGTCTGGTGGAACCCGGATCCAAAGTTCCGTGTATCATGGGAAAGCATTGATCCTGGATGGCTGTGGGACACGTCCTACCATGTCGAAGGCATACCCATGATGATGTACGCCATGGGTCTGCGCGATAACCGGATTGCTTACCTATACCAGATCCTTCGACAAAACCTTACTGAAGATCAAATCCACGAGGCAATCAACACACTCAGTACTACTGATCTGTTGGCTGTGCCTACGTCACCGCAACCTATGTATGTGGTCGGTTACGATAAAGATGGCAACGAGCAGATATGGACATGCTTACCGAAGCTGGTCTTCACGACCGTAGATCTGCAGGGTGTGGACTCTTCGTTCTACGACTGGCCGGACGACTGGGATGACTTCTCAGAGTGGTGGGGTACCGGTGTTGCAGATTATGGTACTGGGATCTCTGGGTTGTTGCCGGTTGATTGGAGATGACAATCCTTTAGAGCTTGATATCACAGATGTTGATAGCCTAGCTGATGCGCTGACCGGTTTTGTGAATCCTTTGGCGTCATTGGCTTCACAGCCACTACCTTGGGCAGGTTTAATTCCACCACCTCCTGGTATATCCGCCCATTCGGCATACCCTGGTACATTCATGCTTTACCGGTATGAGTTCCCGACAGATCTGTCGAAGATCACAAACATACTGTGGTCGAATCTTGATGAGCCGATGCAGTACAGTAAAGTTGTTGGTGGTGCAATACCGATTCCGATCGGTCGTGTTCTGTCCAATACAATCGGAGGATCACCGGCTCCTGTGAAACTGTTCCAGTCGACCGCCGCTGACGACGCTGCGAAGGCTGACGCTATGATGAATGTGATCCTTGGACTACTGGAAGGGAACACAACTGGAACCAGACTGCAGGTTCAATGGGAGGCAGTGGCCAAGGAGTTCGGTATAAACGAGAAGACTCTACACATAATCATGCGCTCTCTGCCTGGGATGATGCCGTACCTGATCGACATGGTCGGTGGAATGTTGTACACGTTCTGGCGCGGGACGTCGATCACATTTGAAGACTTGAATTCTGAGGGATTCATGCTCTTAGTGAAGACATTCCTCATCGGTGCGGGGTTCACACACCTTCTTCAGTTCATACTAAAAAAGAAGCGTGTCCTAGTACTCGTGCTCATTGGTTTCTTGTTGTACGGCATGTTCACAAGTTGGCAGGATTACGATGAAACTACACCGACTTCAGTATGGACACAGATCCTAGACTTGCTCACATCGTTTACTGATACAGTACAAGATCTTGGATCTTAATAGGAGAGTATCATGGGTAGCCCTGTAGTCTACATCGAAGAAACTGTAACAACCGAGATTCCAATTTCTGGTATTACCACATTTCCGTTTGATCACCCGGATGCGGTACAGACTCTCGGACGTGCTCTGATACAATCTATTTCACGTGCGCATAACGCATGGTACTTGCGTTTCAGTGACTTCGATTACCTGACTACCATACAGACAGCAATCATCTCGCTTGGTGAAGTACAGTCGTACCTCGCGAGTACAAAAGCAATCCCTGGTGGGTACAATGTCGGTGTGCTAAACATGGCTTTCTCAAATAATGTCATCACCTTGATCAGACTATTTGGTCCTGGCGGTACGTTCGGGGAGATATTCTCACCTGGGCAGTTTGTAGAGCATCTGTTCGGTAGCCGGTTCGGTTGGCTCTCATCTTTAACTGAGTTGGTTGATGCCTAATGCATATTCATGGGATGCCATATGACTTCACTGCGGTGGCAGAGATCAGCCACCCGGCGATCAGACTATCATGGTCTACTGCTGAGCTGCCTGCTTCGTTGATCGGTGGAGGCGATGCTGGGTTGGATATGCCTGCAGTCACCTCTGAGTGGGGCGGCAGGATATGTATCGTGAAGCATCCGTTTGGGTTCGCACAGTACTTTGACAGTGAGCAGGCGGTAGTACTATTTGATGGGACACTTCCGTTAACAGAAGCAGACTACTTCTTTGTGGATGATGGCGCAGCCCATTCGGCGTCTCCGGTGCCAGCGGTCCCATTGGTCGATGGTACGCAGTGGGATTACAGCGGACCTGGGCTTCCTGGTAGCATTACATACTATTACTCATTATTCTTCTTTGACACGGATGACAATCCAATTTACGATCCAGCATCAATGTTTAGATCTGCATTTTCTAATGAGCAATGGGGCCATGCAACATGGTTACGGGAACGGTTACCTGGATACCTTTGGGCTGGGAAGACGGATGAGTTTGATCGAATGGTGGAGACGCTTGGTAGGCAGTTTGATGCACTGAAAACCGAGGTGAATCGTATTGGATTTTGGAATGATTATGAGCGGATCGATGAGGATTTGGTAAAGCTGTTGTTTGATCGGCATTACTGGCCTGAGACCATGCAAGTTACTTCGGCAGAACGGCGCAGAGAATTATTGCGTATTCCGTCATACCTGCGTGACAAAGGAACTCGCCGAGCGTTCAAGCAAGTTTCTATTGATATTGCAAGTCTTGCTCCTGTCATGCACCGTGAGTGGCGTACGCTAATACACGCCAATTCGGCTAACAGTCCACGGTTCGTGCCATCAGCGGTCACAACTGAGAGCTATGACTTCAGTGATGATCCTTATTGGATTGAAGTTGGTAGTGTTTCATATTGGGGGTCTGTTTCGACTCGTGATGTCACAGTACTGACGTTGCCGGATAATATGCGTGATGCACCGGTCAAGGATGATTATTTTACTGGCCAGCGTGTTGTGGTCGAGTCGGATCCTCCGGTATCAGCTATAATCGGCAAGTATCGTGCTGAGGAGCGACAACTGGTTTTATCAGAATCGCTTGATGTACCTGTGGGCACATTTGTGAAGATCATGCTCGGTACACCGCGATTGACTGGTGCGTTTCGGCATCCTAGTATAGCCATGGTGGCGAGGAACCGTGATGCTGCTATCATGCGTACACTGTCGAATAAGACCTCAGTACGGCATCCTGGATTCTTCGTGTTGCTTGAGCCTGAGACTGCAGCACAGAATCGTCTCCTTGGCACAGTAGTTACCAAATTACAAGCGGTTGAGTCTCGAATGCTGAACGGTACTGCAAAGACTCAATACTACATACGACCACTTACAATTGTAGAAACAATGCCACGCCCACTGGATGGATCGACAATTACATTTGCACCATTCGATGAGACAGTGGATAGCCCATGGGACGCCGTGGATCCGGAGGACGAAAGTTATGGCGCGTAAAAGCAGCGAAATCATCAAACCCGATGGATGGTACCAGGATAAGATCATTCAACCTGATGGGGTGGAGATCATCCGTCCATGGAAACACAACCAGATTCAGAACTCTTATGCAGTCCTGCTGGCTGGCCTTTGTGCTGGCTACGACTTTGGCCCTGGGGTGGGTGTCGGCATCAATCAGATTGCATATGGCACCGGTCTTGATGAGTGGTACGTACGCCAAGGCGAGACTGATTATGGCGAATATGGAGATGAGAGCTATGTGTCAATGACATCTACCGTAGGTCTTCCTATCAGTATTGCTGATTACACTGGTGTTTACGTGCTACTACACTATGAAGGCCAAGTGTACGAGGTTGCAACGGCCATCGAATCAGGTGAACTGGACGCTCCGGAGGACCAAGCTGCATTGGATGCATGGTTAGCTGTTGGTCTTGGCGAATTGTCTCCTTTAATATCCGCTGTGCTGCTTGGCGACAACCGCATACAGTTGGTATTCGCTCCTGGTGTTTCTGTTGATGTACGATCACCGATTGGACGACTGATTGATGGTCACATTATCTCATACGACTTGATGACCATGATGGGATACCCTCATCGATTCTTGACCCCGGATCCCACGGACGAAGAGGATGCATACTCATTCCAATTCCCTTCACTGAACCCTGATTCAACTACACTGGGTACTGAGTTTGCCAGGACGGTACTGGCGTCAACTGACTTCTCTTTTGTAGATCCGGACACATGGGTGACTTCGTCAGTCCCAACACGTGCGATAAAAGTACAAGCTACCCGTGGGCCAACAGCGGTCGGAGAGATCCACGGTGAGTTTGGATTGTTCGGGGCATACAATGCTATTACTGGGCAGGCTAAGATGGTGAACTGGGTAGCTCGTCCACAACGAATACCTAAGCGACCTGAAGACATGCTTGAGACAACGATTATTCTCGTTTTCTTTGAGAACGACTAGGAGGCAGACATGGCCGGTGGACCTACTCCTGACATCACAATGGATCGATTCGATCCTGAGAAGTGGTGGCAGCGTGTCACCCAATACGAAGGCGAAGCTATTTTAGATTGTGACTTCAATGAAGCACAGGATATTGCTCGCTACCGAGATTACCTGACTATATCGTCGGCAGTCTCTACACATTCACGGCTACTGGATGGGTTCAAAGTACTTGAAGCTCCGGTGCCGTTGAACAATTTTGCAGTTCAGGCTGGTGTGGCCATTGTCGGTGGGAACATCATCGCGGTTCGCGGCGAGAACGTCTACGTCAACAGCGTGATGAGTTTCATGTACGAGTCCACCAATGGGCAATACTATAACCGGCTCGGTGATGGAACAGTCACAACGGTTGATGGTGAATCTCATAGACTGGTCGATGAGCACAAGAACTGGTCGATCGACATGCGCCTGTCTGGGTGCCGTGTAGTTATGACGTCTGGCGCAGAGATCGGTAAGACATTTACGATCAAGGACACATATGGTAGTGGCTGGACAAGCAACTCCCTGTACCTGGATCAGACTGGATCGTTTGGTATCCTGGCTGGTGATACGTATGTGATCATTCCTCCTCGGCTGTCGACGCCGAATATCCTTGCTGGGCTTGGTGCGGATTACCGAACAGACAAAGCCTATATCCAGTGCTGGCATGAGCACATTAACGAGTATGAAGACACTGATATACTATTCCCTGGCATGCCCTATGCCACCTCTGGTCGTGTCCGTCTTCGTTGGTGTGTACGTGTTGCCGAAGGTCTGTACAACGAAGCAACCGGTGAGATGGTGACCGGTGTTGTCCCATCAGCGACGGATGCCGATGATCCGTTCGGTGTGCATTTCATGTCCATTGCTGCATTCTCGCGGCCAAACGGTGAGCCGAACATCTATGAGTCCGCGTTCAATAGAGTGCGTGGTGTAGAACTGACACTGCCGCAAGCCACCCAAGAGATAAAAGATGCACGTACCTCAGACTGGTTCGGTACATTCAGTTCACTAGACAACCGTATCGATAAGAATGAAGAGATCCTGAGCCAGTCGAAGTTGTTTAACGGCGGCTTTGAGCTTGGTTCCATTATAGGCTCGGATATTCCTGGGTGGTATCCTTCGTCAACCGCGTGGTATATCTCAACTACTCGTCCGTATAACCAACGTCGATGTGTTGTCATTGATCATGATACCCGTACTACCTCTCGGACTGAGGTACTGACAAGTCAACCGTTCTACGTGCGACCGAACCAGAAGTTACGGCTGTCCGGCGCTGTTCGTGGTTTTTCTGCTGGGTCAACTGCTGAGGTACGCCTTGAGGTTTTCAACGGTGAGTACCAATGGAATGCCACTGCGTTGCAGACAAAGATACTTGGCTTTGGTGAAGGTAGTTCTGACTGGACCACTGATGATGAGACCTTTGAGGTATCTTCATCTGCCAACTGGGCGAGGGTCAAGTTGGTAGTAACTGACCTCCAAGGCGACAAAGTCTGGTTCGATGATGTACGTGTAGAATTCCTCGAAGATCCGATGAGTAACACGGAAGAGTATATTCCGGAGACTGAGATCTTCTTTGGCCGTTTCGTCGAAGCATTCAGATGCTGGAAGATCGATCATGACTACGCCAAAGATCCGGATATGGTGCAGATCACCTCGTCCGCAACCACAGAACCGGTTCTTGAGTTGACCCCATCTGGCAGTTATCCAGATGTCAAAGTCAATTCATGGCCTGTGAGCTTATCGAACACACCAATGCTGAACGATACTCTTCGGCTGGTGGTAGAAGCACAGTATGCATCTTTGGTGTTGACTCCTGCATTACGTGGCCCTTACGCAACCGTAATATTCTACGATGCTGGGATGGTTGAGATCTCATCGATGTCAGCTACACAGTACCTGAAAGAACTGGACTGGGATTCTGGTGCACAAGCAGCAAACCCGGCAGGCAGTAACTTCAACACTTACACCACCTTGGTATCAGTACCGAAGAATGCCGCGTTCTTCGTGGTGTCGTTAGGCATCGCAAGTAGCAGCGGTTCAGCACAGTTCCGGCAAGCCCAAGTTTATCAGTTTGGTTCTGCTGGGCAGACTCTTGCAAATCGCACCTATCACGATATCGCGATCAACGGCGAGTTCGGTACCGCTACTCTGCAGACCGGCGCTGATGCTACTGACCCAGCTGGTAATACTTTCATCGTTTCCGGATGGGAAGTGCAGAACGAAGACAGTAGCCATGTGACGCCGCTGACCGGTGTGGACTATCAAATCATTCATTGGGTGTACAACTCACCTGATATCGCTGGGCCTGTTGGCTCACGTTTGATTCAGTTTGAAGTACCGGTAGGCACTACTGTTGCATCTCCTGGGGTAAGCTTCATCCAGACAGCGAATCGTTCACTGACTGAGCAAGACCTGCTGCATGGCTTTGTTATGGAGTTTTACTTCAATTATGCAAACCTGCTTGCCGACTCCAAGGTATACATGGTGGTACAGTTCTTTGATTCTGTCGGCGACGACATTACAACGACTGAGATACCACTTCGATCCACGGATGCGTCGGCTGACTGGGCACTTCGTTCGGTGGGCATAGCTCCGCCACAGCGGGTAATCTCAGACTCCAAGTACCGTGCTGCGACTCAGATGAAGATTGGATTCAGAATGGTGTGTCCGACCACACCGACTGCATCGGTTGGTGCATTGTTCAACGTCTGTGGTGTGCGCCTGTGGAGCCGTACTATCACCTCATCTGCATTGCAAGCACACGCTACGACTCATGTTCCTCCGGAAGGATCGGAACGCGGTGAGACCTGGGTAGGTAGTGGCGACGAGGATCCGATCCCGTTGTCTTCATTAACCCAGACTGGTGTACTCAGTCAGACTGACTGGGCGCGGTTCAATACAGCACTGCAACCGGCTGATCTGCTTGGTATGGCAAAGATAGGCATCAATGAGGGGCTGCGCGTCGAGGCAGATGGTACTGTGCATCCTGGGTATGCATACGACAAAGAATTCAACCTGCTACAGCTTACAGCATCAACTCGTGTGACAATCGAGGTTGATACAACGTATCCGTACAATCAGTACCACATTGATGTAGTGTACATTCACCTGGATAGTTCTGGTGAGGTTGAAGTCGCATGTGCCCGCGGCCCGTATGATTCGATAGACTGGCAGTTACCAAGTGCTGAACTTATCCCGGCCAATGCAGTTGTGTTGGCAGTGGGCTTCTTTGATCAGGCAGTATACCAGTATCACCATTACGATATTGCCACAGACACTGGTGAATTCCTTTATGATGGTGAAACGTACGATGATCGAGATGACTTTGTCGCGAACAGTGGTGTTACTGGTGCTGCTAATGTGTGGGATTACGGTGACGCTACACTAGGAGTACCGGCTCATAAAGTATGGCGAACTCCAGTGGAGATAGACTCGGTTATTGGTAGCCGTCTGCTAACTTATCGAACAGAGTTTCCGATACCGGCTGCTGCTGCAACTACCATTACTACGAAAGTCTACATGCCTCCGGTCGAGTATTTGATCAATGCTGAGCGTGTAAAGAACACTACTGCTTACCGCGAAGTAAGTACAGTGGATCCAGTGACCGATCCCTGGATACGCTGGCCGATTGAACCAACCTACCGTGTTAAAGATGTTAACTTCTCTGCATACCGCTTCACTCGTCTACGCGAGGATGATTTGTGGGAGTACTTCACAATCGACGCAGAGGATCTTGCTGTTGATGCAGATCCTCTGGCGGATGGAGATGAGTCTGCGATCTTCAAGGAATACGGCGCGGATTGGTCGTCTTACGATTCAGCTAATCCTGGATGGGGTATTGGCCAACCGCTAAGCGGAGCCTTCGAGCATTGGGATGACTTCTTGGATAGTGTGAAAGATGAGCTTGCAGCAATCAAGGGTGCTGCATGGGATGCGACTCCGTGTGTCTCATTGGCAACGCTGTGCTCGTTGTTGAATACTGGCGGCGGGTCGACGGTTACGTACGGTATCTCGGATGACAATGTTAAAGATACCGCCGCCATAGACCAAAAGAAGATCAAGTTCTACGAACAATCAAGTCCTCTTGTATTTGGTTACTGGGAGTCGATGGTGCGTGCATTCGAGAATGGTACCAGTGCACTAGACGATGAGTATTCTGGTGCTGGTACTTTTTATTCAGCAGCCCACCCAGTAGCCGATGTAGTTGTTGGCTACAGTTCTACAAACCATCGTCCGATTGGTGCTAGTTTGCTTGATCGTATGACTACGGTAAGACCTACCACTCATGAGGGTGTAGTGGTTGTAGAGGCCGCCAGCAACGTTACAGCCGTGGACGACGACAACCTATCTTACGGACCTGCCCCGCTTCAGAATTCATATGCGGATTTTCCGTTGTTAGATGGGGGCGTGTTCCCAAGAGAAACAGCACCGCTGGCTATACAATCTATTATGCTTCCACCGGGCACAGATGTAGTAAATATCCGTCTTCGATTGGCGGCGTATATTAGGGATTTGGAGCTTACTGGTGTTACAGATCCTATACTTACTGTCCACTGCAATGCTGTTTTAGTGAATCCTAACGTACTCGAAACAGCCGCACATTGGCAGACAGTCAAATGGGACGACGGTACGGATACACTTGCCGGTGCTGGTATGATTGCATACTCTGCCCTGTTGACTACATCGCCGCCGCTTACGCTGGACGTTGGTGATGGGTACTATGATGGCAATGGTTACAAAGATGATTGGATCACAATTAGTGGTCTCCTTGATCCTACGCACGCTCCGTATGGCTGGGATCTTGAAAACAATTATGAAGAAGTACTGCTTCGTTTTGATCTGGCATACTTTATTACAGGAGCAACTAGTGCAGCATCACAAAATTCGGGTACGCGTGTTCATGGTCGTGTAATGGGATCGCGTAGTCGCGGTGCCCGGATAAAACCCAATGCCGAAGAATATGAAGTGTTCCCATTGACACCGTGTCCAATAATGTATTCTTGTTCACGTACTTAAGTAGAATAACTTGACAATAAAAATAACTAAGGTACAATTACAGTACCGGTGAGGCATTAGCCTCAGATTCGAGATAAACCCGAAAGGAGATTGGATCATGGCTGAGACTTTGAAACGACTTGACTGGCAGAATCTGCATCACGGTTCAGCGGCTTTACGGCGTATCATAGATACGTTTGATGCA